CGTGGGTCCAGAACCTACAGGGTTGCCACCGCGTCCCACATGACACTGTCGTGCGTGCGTACAAAGGTCGCAAAGCCTCGCGCTATGCCAGCGCGTTTGATTCACTTGAGGAGAACCCAGTAAGCTTTGAGGACTCCAAACTCACTGCTTTTCTGAAGTGTGAGAAAACTAATTTAAGTGTCAAGGGGGATCCAGCTCCGAGGCTGATCCAATTTCCAAATCCTCGCTATTCATTGGAATTAATGACCTATCTGAAATTTTCAGAGAAGAAGTTTATGAAAGCGATTGATGCTGTGTGGGGTGAACCAACTGTCATGAGTGGTTACAATTGTGAGCAACTTGGGCTTTTACTTTCTCAGAAATGGGATCGATTTAAGAACCCAGTTGCTGTTCCATTGGACTTCTCACGATTTGATCAACACACAAGTACGGATGCTCTGGATTATGAGTTTGAGTTTTACAAGGCAGCCTTTCCAGGTGATCAGCACCTGGAAGAACTTTTGTCCTGGCAACGTAAGCCTTTTGGCATTGCGGTTGCTGGTGATGGGGCCATTTCTTACCGATGCCCGGAAGGGGGACGAGGGAGTGGTCAAATTAACACATCGATGGGAAACAAGCTAATAGTTTGTGGATTGATGTGGGAATATTTTAAAGAGGTTGGCCTTGTGGCTAGTCTGGCAAACATGGGGGACGACTGTGTGATTTTCTTGGAAGACCACCAGCTTGATCTTTTGCGCAAAACTCTGAGGCAATGGTGGCTATTGCGTGGTTACAATGCTATCACAGAGGAACCATGTTTTGAACTGGAGAAAATTGAATTCTGCCAGTCAAACCCAGTTGAAGTGAATGGTGAATGGATTATGGTTCGCAACCCTGAGAAAGCTCTCTCTAAAGATTGCATCACTCTTGCGAGTTCAGAAACAGTTTCACAAATCGCTAGCTCTTACATGGCTATTTCCACATGTGGGCGAATTATAAATTCTGGGGTGCCTGTTTCGTTTGCACTACATAGTGCCATCCATCGCGCTGCTAAGCGATACACTAAGGATGTTGAGATCAATCCTGATTTCATGTTTCGAATGATTGAATTTGGCAATTTCGAACGTATGAAAGGGCTTACTTTCAAAAGAAAAGAAATCTCTGACGAAACCAGACTAAGTTACTACCGTGCTTTTGGTATAGCACCGGATACTCAAATACTCATAGAGAGTTATTATGATTCTCTCTCTCTTGACCTTGGGGCAGGTGTAGTAGACGTAAATTCAATTGAATTTAACACAGCGCTCTCTGCTCACCTGCTAACTAACACATTAAACTAGACCCTGGGAACTAGCTAACACTAGGAAGGTTTATGTTTTCATGTCTTTGAACATTCAACGTAGAACTAATTGGAGAGAGACATCTGTTGCTCGCGCGCCCACTCCAAGGACCACACCACGCACCCGCGCACGTCAAGACAAAGAGTTTGTGGAACAGTTTAAGACAGGCACTTCGCAGTCTTATACTCCTAATACCACGGATTCTGCTCTTTCTACCGGGGTTGGTATTCTCGGCGCC